AGAATGCATCCCGTGCCTTTAATGGTTCAAAATCAGAAAAGGAAGCAAAAAGAGCAGCTGAGAACTCAAAAAAGCGGGAAGAAAAGCTTATGCAGAAAATCGGTCACCTGACAGTTCAGGTGGACTGGCTCAAAAAAAAATCTGAAGAAGTGCTCGGACCTGACTGGAAGGAAAAGTCTGGTTATGAAGAATGATAGGCTGAACATTAAGGAACAGTGTGAACTGCTTGAAATCAACCGCACTTCGATGTACTATCAGCCTGTTGAACCGGCAGAAAAAGCCTTGGAGCGTGAGGAATACATCAAATCACGTATTGACTACTGGCACACAAAATTCTGCTACATTGGTCATCGGAAAATCAAAGAAAAGCTTGTACAGGAAGACGGGATTGCAATCGGCAGAAAGCTTGTCAGACGTTATATGGCGGAAATGAATATCTGTCCGGTTTATCCGAAATCCAATCTTTCAAAGCCCGGAAAGAACAGTTTAAAATTTCCGTATCTGCTGAAAAATCTAAAAATTGACCGACCAAATCAGGTATGGTCAATTGACATCACCTATATCAAAATGGGGCGTAGCCATATGTATCTGACAGCGATTATTGATTGGTACAGCCGTTTTATCGTGGGCTATGAATTGTCTGATACGCTGGATACTGCACCGGTTTTAGCAGCAGTCACAAATGCCATGGAACAATACGGCAATCCTGAAATTATCAATTCTGATCAGGGCAGCCAGTTTACAAGCAATGACTATATTGAATTTCTGAAAGCGAAGAATATCCGCCAGAGTATGGACGGAAAAGCTAGATGGGTGGATAATGTGGTAATTGAACGCTGGTTTCGCAGCTTGAAAACGGAGTTGATTTATATCAATGAATACAGCAATCCCAGAGAGCTGCGCCAGCAGATTGGTAGTTACATCAAGGATTACAACAACGAAAGACCCCATCAGGCGCTTGGCTACAAGTTGCCTGTGCAGGTTTACCAAGCCAAGTCTGTATGCAATGCTGCATAAATTTTGCTTACGTTTTTTGGATGGCTATACAAAGTTTTCGCTGTCACGATAATTTTTTTCATTTGTGTCTTGACAAGGGGGACATTATATATTACCATGTCTAGTAGCGAAGTAGGCATTGATTCCATTCCTAGATTTGCAGGTTTAAACTGAGTACATGATTCATCAGTGTAAACTGCATAAGTATTTCCTTTGTATGAATCAATAATCAGGTAAAAAGTGTGATCGTCTTCACAGTGAAATTCAATAGCTATTCCGTCACTTTTATAAGTGCCAAAGTCCACAGGTTTTATTCCTATAAAATGCGTACAGTCATAACCGCATACAGGACATTCGATAATATATTCATCATCCAACTCATGTGGTATAAAATTAAGTTTTAAGTCTTCACTTTTCAAGTAATATTCTGGAACATTTAGAAAATCTGCAATTTGAGAAATGTATTTCAGATATGATTGATTTTTACCTGATTTCCATTGTGAGAAAGTACTTTTATCTAAGCCTAAATAATCTGTAAGTTGTTTTTGCGTGATTTTTTTATAGTTCATCAAATCACAAATCTTGTCTATAATTGACATAATATCAACCTCACTTTTGTATAAAATGACAAAGTTGAGAAAATATCAAACAAAACCATTGACAATTGAGAAAATATCAACTATACTAATCTCAGTTGATACAAGCTCAACAATAAAAGGTGACAGCGTTGATAGAGTCGGTGGTTTATAATATTTAAACTTTGTTTTCTATATAGTATCATATTTCATCAACTTTGTCAACCCAATTTTATTATGATTGTAGGAGGTGACAAATTATGTTTGATGATTTTAAGCAAAAAGTCAAAATGATTGCGAAATCAAAGTGCTTAACGTATGCTCAAATAGCTGAGAAATCAGGTGTAAAGGAAAGCACAATTAAAGCGTTTATGTGCGGCGCAACTGACAGCAGGCGTGTTGCTGAAAAAATAGCAGATGTCTTAGAAGTGAAAATTGTTTATTGCAATGGTGATTATAGTATCACCACTGAGAAAGGACAGATGACTAATGAATGAACTAATCAAAATCAGTTATGAAAATGCTGAACGTCCAACAGTATCGGGCAGGGAACTACACGAGGCACTTGAAGTCAAGACCGCTTATAAAGACTGGTTTCCGAGAATGTGTGAATACGGATTTACGGAGGGTGAGGATTTCAACCCGCTCAAAAATGAGCAGGTTCGTACTGAGGGAAACAGGCAGGTAAGTCGTGAACTTACCGACCACCAACTTACAATCCCAATGGCAAAGGAGATCTGTATGTTGCAGAGAAGTGAAAAAGGAAAGCAGTTCCGTCAGTACTTCATAAGAGTTGAAGAAGCGTGGAACAGTCCTGAGATGATTATGAAAAGGGCTTTGGAAATTGCCAATGAAAAGGTAAAAGCTCTGCAAGTAAGTGTTTCACAGCTTACTGTTGATAAACAGATTATGCAACCGAAAGCTGATTACTTTGATGAACTCGTGGACAGAAATCTGTTGACGGGAATAAGAGAAACAGCTAAGGAACTTAAAGTCAAGCAAAATACTTTTGTGAATTTCCTGCTTGATAAAAAGTATCTTTACAGAGATAAAAAGGGCAAGCTTATGCCATATGCAAAGCCCATGGAGAACGGCTTGTTTGAAGTCAAGGAGTTTTCTAATGAGAAAACAGGTTTTTCAAGCACGCAGGTGTTTATTACGCCTAAAGGAAAAGAAACGTTCAGACTGTTATTGCTTTAATATAATAAATGATTTAGAGGAGGCACAAAAAATGAAAATTTACAAAGTCACAACGATAGACCAGTTTCACGATAAAAGGGTGTTCACAGTAGCAGCAAAGAGTCAGTACGAGGCTCTGACAAAGGCAAGTGTTATTAGTCCCCATGAGAATGTTTTGACTATCGAGGAGGTGGACTAAATGCTCAGGGTGATATCATCGGCAGAAGCGGTGGAACGGCTGAAAACCGCAGGCTTCAACACCAACGTGAACAGGCTGAACGCAGGACTCAGACAGGGCGTGTATCCTTTTGGGTGCGCCATTAAGCTTAACGAGTATGTGTATGAGATATACTCAACGCTGCTTGACAAGTGGATAGCAGAGAGATCAGAAAGGACGTGAGAAAATGATAGCCGTGTTAGAGATAATCAGATGTGCCGCAGCGGTAGCGCTCTTGGTGGTGCTTACAATGTATGTAGCGTACAGGTGGTATGTAAGCGTAAAAGAAACTGCCTACGAGGAAGCAGAGGAGAGCATTAAGCGTGCAGTGAGAGAAGCAGGCAGACCCGTGGTCAAGGTCGAAGTTGAAATGAAAGGAAAGTGGTAATGAACATTGTAGGAATACTGCTGATAACAATAGCTGTGATTGCAGGCATAGATGTAGTGATGTACATAGCACTTGGTGCCATTGAAAAGCACTGGGAGAAAAAGTTTAAGGAGGATAAAGATGACGAAAGATGAGATAATTACTGTGGCTAAATGCTGTATAGTAGACAACTGTGTATCATGCCCGCTTGCAGGACATGGTAATTGCATCACTGATTTCATGAATCATATTCTCGAATACATGAAAACCGAGCCTGCACCTGCGGCAACAGACACAAGCTCGGAGATATTGAAAAATATCAATTCAACACACCTTGATGATAGCACAAAAGAACAGATTTGTCAAGCATACAAAACTGCTGATGAAGCCTGTGCAGATATACTCGATATCTACGAAGGAATGCCGGCATGTGAGCGTAGAGCTTTTGATATCGGAGAAGTGTACGGAAAAATATGCAGCACAAGGGATAAGCTTGAAAATATGAGAGGAGCGAACTAAAATGTCAGTAAAAATAAACTCGCTTGAATTTGAGAACGTAAAGAAGATAAAAGCCGTACAGCTTGAGCCTGCAAAGAATGGACTTACTGTTATCGGCGGTAAGAACAGGCAGGGCAAGACCTCTGTGCTTGACGCTATCGCTTGGGCACTTGGGGGAGATAAGTATAAGCCGTCCTCTCCTCAGCGTGAGGGGTCTGTTGTCGAACCACATTTGAAGATCACCCTCGACAACGGTATAGTAGTGGAGCGTTCGGGCAAGAACAGCTCTCTCAAAGTCACGGACAGCACAGGCAAGAAAGGCGGTCAGCAGCTTTTGAACAGCTTCGTTGAACAGTTCGCACTTGACCTGCCTAAGTTCATAAATCAGTCAAGCAAGGAAAAAGCTTCAACTCTGCTGAAAATAATCGGCGTGGGCGATACGCTCTATCAGTTGGAACATAAGGAACATTCCCTCTATGACCAGCGTACCGCTATCGGCAGGATAGCTGACCAGAAGTCTAAGTTTGCAAAGGAAATGCCTGTGTACGCAAACGTTCCTTCCGAGCCTGTTTCGGCTTCGGAGCTTATCAGACAGCAGCAGGATATACTTGCTCGCAACGGCGAAAATCAGCGTAAGCGTGACCAGAAAGAATACTACGAAAAGCAGTTGGAGCTTGCTAAGTCCGCCTATGAGCGTGCAAAAGCAAGCTATGAAGCGGCAGCGAACAACTTCAAGCTTGCAAGCCTTGACGCTCAAGACCTTGTGGACGAAAGCACAGCGGAGCTTGAAAAGAATATCTCAGATATCGAGGAGCTGAACAAGAAGATAAGAGCAAACCTCGACAGGGAGAAAGCTGAGATAGACGCTGAGGACTACCGTTCACAGTATACATATCTCACTGAGCAGATAGAGGACGTAAGGCAGGCTAAAACTGACTTGCTCAAAAATGCCGACCTGCCCCTTGAGGGGCTTTCAGTTGAGGACGGAGAGCTGCTGTATAACGGGCATAAGTGGGATAGTATAAGCGGAGCAGAACAGCTTATCGTCGCTACCTCTATCGTGAGAAAGCTCAACCCTGACTGCGGCTTCGTACTTTTGGACAAGCTTGAACAAATGGATACCGACACCCTTGATGACTTTGGCAAGTGGCTTGAAGCACAGGGCTTGCAGGCGATAGCCACAAGAGTTTCTACAGGTGACGAGTGCAGTATCATTATCGAGGACGGCAGGTCAATGGACAATGATAAGGACGAAAAATCAGAAACGAAAACTTGGAAAGCAGGTGCATTTTAATGTATGAGATAACATCAGGAGTTGTAAGCTCCGCACAAAAAGTCGTGATATATGGTCCTGAGGGCATAGGCAAATCCACCTTTGCGGCTCAGTTCCCCGACCCTGTATTTATTGATACTGAGGGCAGCACAAAGAAGCTGAACATCAGACGTTTTCCTAAGCCAACAAGCTGGGAAATGCTCAAAAACGAGGTAAAGGAAGCTATGAACGGCAGGCTCTGCAAGACCCTTGTCATTGATACATTTGATTGGGCTGAACAGCTTTGCATTGAAACGATCTGCTCGGCACATCAGAAGAAAGGCATTGAAGATTTCGGCTACGGTAACGGCTACGTCTACGAGAAAGAGGAGATAGGCAAGTTTCTTAATCTCTTGCAGGAGGTAGTTGACAGCGGTATCAACGTTGTACTTACAGCTCATGCTCAGATGAGAAAGTTTGAACAGCCTGACGAGCTGGGTGCTTATGACCGCTGGGAACTGAAACTCGGCAAGAAAACTTCTTCTCAGATATCACCTCTTGTGAAAGAATGGGCAGATATGGTGCTGTTTGCAAACTACAAAACATATGCAGTAGCTGTGGATAAGGATGGCAAGAAGTTCAAGGCTCAGGGCGGTGACCGTGTTATGTACACCACACATCACCCTTGCTGGGACGCTAAAAATCGTGACGGACTTCCGTCTGAAATGCCTTTTGAGTATAGTGGCATAGCTCACCTGTTTGCGTATACACAGCCTGCTGAAATGCCTAAGCCTGTGCCGATGCCAAGACGTGTGCAAGAGCAGCTTGCACAGCCGAAAGCAGCACCGCAGCCACCTCATAAGACATCAAACGCAGTGACATTGCAGCAGGCTCAGCCGACAGCTGCACCAAAGGCAGAAGAACCTCTTACTGATCTCAGCGGCTTTGAGGACGTTGCACCACCTATCGTTATCCCTGATGGCATACCGAAAGCGCTTGCAGACCTTATGAGAGCCAACAACGTAAGCGAATCGGATATACGGCTTGTGGTATCGCAGAGAAACTATTTCCCTTATGATACTCCTATTACAAACTATCCTGACGACTTCGTACAGGGCTGTTTGATAGGTGCTTGGGAACAAATGCTGCCGCTTATCAGAGAAAATCAGAAAGTACCATTTTAAAAGGAGGACAACACTATGGATAATTTTATGGAATACGGCTGGGAAGATGAGATAGTCAACGAGGGTGGGGACTTTGTCCTGCTCCCTGAGGGGGACTATGACTTCACAGTTGCAAAGTACGAACGTGCAAGACACGAGGGGTCGGCAAAAGTGCCGCCCTGCAATATGGCAAAGGTCACATTCACCATTTGGGGTGCAGAGGACAGCGTGGAGATAACAGAGAACTTCTTCCTTTGCAACAAGTTTGAGTGGAAGCTCTCAGCACTTTTCCTGGCTCTCGGGCTAAAAAAGCATGGCGAGCCGCTGAAAATGAACTGGAACGCTATCACAGGCAAAAAGGGCAAGTGTCACGTCTACGTTGACAACTACAAGAACAAGGACGGTGAGGACAGGCAGTCCAACAAGATTAAAAAGCTCTATGCCTATGACGAGAATGTTACTACCGTTCAGCCTGCTCAGACGCAGACACCACAGTATAGTCAGCCTGCTCAGACAGGTGGCTGGAAAGCCGGTGCGTTCTGATGATGAATTTAAGACCATATCAAAACGAGGCTAAGCTTGCTATACTCGAACAATGGTCTGAGGGAATAAACAAAGTCCTTGCAGTTCTGCCCACAGGAACGGGAAAGACAATACTTTTCTCGGCTGTTACGGAAGAATGTGTGCGGCAGGGTAAGCGTGTGCTTATCCTTGCCCACAGGGGCGAACTGCTCGACCAGGCGGCTGACAAGCTTATGAAGTCAACAGGGCTTGGCTGTGCCACCGAGAAAGCAGAACAAAGTTGTTTAGGCTCTTGGTATCGTGTAGTAGTAGGCTCAGTTCAGACCCTTATGCGTGAGAAAAGGCTCAAAGGCTTTTCGGAAAATTACTTTGATACCATAATAATTGACGAGGCTCATCACGCTATCTCAGACGGCTATCAGAGAGTGCTTGACCATTTTCCAAAGGCTCAGGTGCTTGGGGTGACGGCTACACCTGACAGGGGCGATATGAAGAACTTAGGCTCGGTGTTCGACAGCCTTGCATATGAATACACCCTGCCGCAGGCTATCAAAGAGGGCTATCTTTCACCTATCAAGGCTATCACCATACCGCTGAAACTTGACCTTTCGGGAGTATCAACTCAGGCAGGAGATTTCAAGGCAAGTGATATCGACACGGCACTTGACCCTTATCTTTATCAGATAGCTGATGAAATGCTCAAATACTGTAAGAAACGCAAGACAGTTGTGTTCCTGCCGCTTGTCAAGACCTCTCAGAAGTTCCGTGATATCCTTATCAGCAAAGGGTTCAACGCCGCTGAGGTCAACGGAGAAAGCACAAACAGAGCGGAGATATTAGAAGCTTTCGACAAGGGCGAATACAACGTGCTGTGCAACTCAATGCTCCTCACAGAGGGGTGGGACTGTCCGTCAGTTGACTGCGTTATCGTGCTAAGACCAACAAAAGTGCGTGGACTTTACTGTCAAATGGTAGGCAGAGGCACAAGACTTTGCGAGGGAAAGACAGAACTTTTACTGCTTGACTTTCTGTGGCACACAGAACGCCACGAGCTTTGCAGACCTGCACACCTTATCTGTCAGAATGAAGAGGTCGCTGAGAAAATGACCGAAAATCTTGCCAATGAGGCAGGCTGTGCAGTGGATATCGAAGAGGCAGAAAAACAGGCAAGCGAGGACGTTGTGGCACAGCGTGAAGAGTCTTTGGCAAAGCAGCTCAAAGAAATGAAAACACGCAAGCGAAAGCTCGTTGACCCATTGCAGTATGAAATGTCAATACAGGCTGAGGACTTGTCCTCTTACGTTCCTGCTTTTGGCTGGGAGTGTGCTCCTGCTACCGACAAGCAGAAAGCAAAGCTTGAAAAGCTGGGCATTTTCCCTGACGATATAGACAACGCAGGCAAGGCAAAGCTTATCCTTGACCGACTTGAAAAGCGCCGCAATGCAGGACTTACCACGCCTAAGCAGATAAGGCTGCTGGAAAGCAAGGGTTTTGAACACGTTGGCTCTTGGAGCTTTGACAGTGCAAGCAAGATGATAGCTCGTATTTCTGCCAATGGTTGGAGAGTGCCGAGAGATATTGACCCGAAAAAATACACACCTGAGAACTAAGGAGAAGTGAATGGATAACACAAGTTTGATTAAAATGCTTGAATACATAGACCCTGCAAGCTGTGATTATCAGGAATGGGTCAATGTGGGAATGGCTCTCAAGCACGAGGGCTATTCCGTGAACGATTGGGACAGTTGGTCGAGGTCAGACAGCCGTTATCACAGCGGTGAGTGTGAACGCAAGTGGCAAGGCTTTAACGGCAATGCTCAGCCTGTGACCGCAGGAACTATCGTGCAAATGGCAAAGGAAAGAGGATACAGCCCCCATGAGTTTAAGGCATACGATTGGGACGGCGAGATAGTTGCAGAAGAAAGCAGTCCCCTTGTAAACGGCGGTGAGGGCATACCGATCACCGAGCCTGCCCAATGGGATCCTGTCAAGGAGATAGTCACATATCTTGAAACACTCTTTGAGGCAGGAGAGAACGTGGGCTATGTTACGCAAACGTGGGAGACAGAAAAGGACGGCAAGACCAAGTATCTGCCCACAAAGGGCTGCTGTGACAGGACTGCAGGGGAGCTTATCAAGAGGCTTGGCGAATGTAACGGCGACATTGGTGCGGTGTTTGGCGACTACAAGGAAGAAGCCGGAGCGTGGATCCGCTTCAATCCTCTTGACGGCAAGGGCGTAAAGAACGAGAATGTAACAGACTACCGCTATGCTCTTGTTGAAAGCGACAGTATGCCTATAGAACAGCAGAACGCTGTAATGAGAGAACTTGAACTTCCTATCGCTGTGCTTGTATACAGCGGCGGAAAGAGCGTTCACGCTATCGTCAAGATAGACGCTCCAAACTATGATGAATACCGCAGGCGTGTTGATTTTCTTTACAAGGTCTGCAAGGAAAGTGGTCTTGACATAGATAAACAAAACCGCAATCCCTCACGTCTTAGTCGTATGCCAGGCGTAATGAGAAACGGCAAGAAACAGTTCATCATTGACAAGAACATAGGCAAAGAAAGCTTTTCAGAATGGAAAGATTACATAGAGAGTATCAATGATGATCTCCCTGACCCTGAGAGCCTGAGTGCTGAGTGGGATAACCTGCCTGAGCTTGCTCCGCCACTTATTGACGGCGTTCTCAGACAGGGTCACAAAATGCTCATTGCAGGTCCGTCAAAGGCAGGCAAGTCTTATGCACTTATCGAGATGTGCGTGGCGATAGCTGAGGGGGTCAAGTGGTTTGGCTGGCAATGCACCAAAGGAAAGATACTATACGTCAACCTAGAGCTTGACAGAGCATCTTGTCTGCACCGTTTCAAGGACGTGTACACCGCAATGCACCTAGAACCTGAAAACCTCAACAGCATAGACATATGGAACTTGCGAGGTCACAGCGTACCAATGGACAAGCTTGCACCAAAGCTTATACGCCGAGCAAGCAAGAAGAATTACATTGCCGTGATAATAGACCCTATCTACAAGGTCATAACAGGCGACGAGAACTCAGCAGACCAAATGGCGCACTTTTGCAACCAGTTTGACAAGGTATGCACAGAGCTTGGCTGTGCGGTCATATACTGCCACCACCACTCGAAAGGCGCTCAGGGCGGTAAGCGTTCAATGGACAGAGCCAGCGGTTCAGGAGTATTCGCCCGTGACCCTGACGCACTTCTTGACCTTTCAGAGCTTGACATTTCAGACAGCCTTTACAAGCAGCAGGAGGACGAAGCTGTTTGCCGTATCTGTGAGAACTGGATGAGGAGATTTTACAGAAATACTGATGATCTTTGTTCACAGGACGATCTTGTTACGCCGTCAAAAATGCTTGAGATAACGCACAAGTACCTGCACCCGAACTCATACAAGCTTATGATGGTCGACATAGACAAGGCTAAGCTTGCGGTAAGAAACCGCACAGCATGGCGTATAGAGGGTACTCTGAGAGAGTTCCCGAAATTTGCTCCCCTCAATATGTGGTTTGATTATCCTGTTCACAGAGAGGATACTGTGGGCGTGCTTAAAGGCTGCGAGGTAGAGGACATCACGCCGAATTGGAAGAAGAATTTCAGCAAGAAGAAGACTAATGAAGACCGCAGCAAGGAGCGAAAGGAGAGCATTGAAACAGCTTTCAGCGGTGTGCAGGAAAACGGCAAGTGCCGTATTTCTGAGCTGGCGGAGTACATAGGAAAGAGCGAAAAGACCGTTGGAAGATACCTCAAAGAGCATGGTGGCTTTTGGATAGAAGAGGGAGAATGTGGCTTAAAAGCTCAGTAGACAGACAAGACAAAATCGAATTTTTGAACTTTAGACAGACAGGAAAAAATCGAAAAAGTGTCAGGACAAAATCGAACTTTTTCCTTGTCGGACAATATCGAAAATTACCGAGTTTGTCGGACGGACAGACAAATCTATTATTATAAACAATACTTTTTGTCGGGGGCTTGAAACTGCCCCGACGAAAAAGTAATCAGAATAATGACGCACGAGAGGAGCACACGCAGATGAAAGCAACAAGAAGTAAGGCAAGGCAAGACGTTGTTAATGCAGCTAAGAAAATGCCACCGCTTTTTCATAAGCTGCCTAATGAAGATTTCGACTATCGAAAATCACGCACGCTTTGGTGGCTCGTGAAACAGCCGCAGGTACTCAAATACATTTGGGATATGGTCAAACAGTCGGGAACATTGGTGTATGATGACAAGTCACACAAGTGGCACGGAGTAGATTTCAAATGCGAGGAGGAAGATGATGACTGAATTTTTTATGGCAATGATACCGCCGACAGCTACGGCGCAGGAACACAAGGTGGCGGTAAGAAACGGCAAGCCAATATTTTATGATCCACCCGAAGTCAAGGAGGCAAAAGAAAAGCTCACGGCAAACCTTGCAAGGCACAGACCGCCTGAGAAATACATCTGTGGGATAAGGCTGGTAACAAAGTGGCTGTTTCCGAATGACGGCAAGCACAAGGACGGAGAATACAAGACCAGCAAGCCTGACACAGACAACCTGCAGAAGATGTTCAAGGACTGCATGACACTATGCGGCTTTTGGACTGACGACCAGCTTGTGGCGAGTGAGATATGCGAGAAGTTTTGGGCGGACATACCTGGCATTTATGTGAGGATAGAGGAGCTATGACGATACACGAAGTAAAGAAAAGTCTCGGACACAGGGTGAGCTACAACGGCTCTGATTGCTACGAACTGACAGGGTGCATTATCCGCAAGAGCAGTAAGACAGGTCAGTTCTTCTATCAGGCAGAGATTGCCGACAAGACTTGTGGCAACACGTTGGTGTATTGTAGGCTGGAGGAGTTGAGGTGTGAGAATGAAACACACTGACCACACCCTATGCTGGCACTGCCATCATGCAGTACCGACAAAGGATAAGATAACAGGAGAATACCTCACAGGCTGTGCATGGTCCATAGACCGCAGACCGGTTGAGGGTTGGAGAACGTGTCAGCACAGAATGTACGAGGCACAAAAAGGGGGCATGATACATTCGTATACGGTGACTGAGTGTCCTGAATTTGAGGAGGGGTAAGAGTGAAAAGCTATGAGGAGCGTACCAAAGACAATGAACAGAAGATAGCAGCTTTCCAAACTAAGCAGAAAATGCCGTATGAGTTCAAGGTCAGATACGCTGAGGTCAGAGTAAGGGAGTTCATTCGTGAATGTGACAAAAGAAATCTGAATACACACATATCGGTAGGCGGACTTGACAGCATAACGCTTTTGAAATTTATACATGATTACTGTGGTTTCAGTTATGTTCCAGGTGTATCGGTATCTAGTCTTGAAGACAAATCTATTCAGCAGATACACGAGCAACTTGGTGTGATAAAGTTAAGCCCATACAAGTCAAAAATAGATATCATACGGGAATATGGTTTTCCTGTACTATCAAAAGAAACAGCCGCAAAAATAGAACTGCTTGCACACCCTACGGACAAGAACAAGACAGTTCGTCACGCTATCATAACGGGTGAAACGGGAGAGTATGGCGGTTTTCGCAAGCACACAAGAATGCAGCTTTCTCAGCGCTGGCTTGAACTGTTTGGCGGTTACGAAAATGAAAACGAAGGCGTTGACTACAAGATACCGCCGTTTAAGGTATCATCACAATGCTGCTTCTGGATGAAAGAAAAGCCGTGTGATGATTGGGCAAAGCAACACAAGAGCGTGCCGTTCTTAGGACTTATGGCAAGTGAGGGCGGCAGACGTGAAAAATCGCTAATGCTTAACGGCTGCAATTACTTTGGCAAAAGCACGATACGTTCAGCACCATTTGCCATATTTACAAGGCAGGACTTGCTACAACTTGCACTTGACCTGAATGTGCCTGTGCCTACAATCTATGGCGAGATAAAACGTGACTTTGACGGAAAGCTTTGCACAACAAAGGCTCAGCGTACAGGCTGCTCAATGTGCGGTTTCGGCATACATATGGAACAGCGCCCTCACCGATTTGACAGGCTTCGTGAAAGAAATGAAAAAGAGTGGGATTTCTGGATGAACAAGTGTTGTGAAGATGCTGACGGCACAAAGTACGGCTGGGGAAGAGTTCTTGACTATATCGGCGTTGAATGGCGTGACAGAGTATTTGACATGAAAAATAACCAGCTTAGCTTGTTGGATATCGAGGAGGGATAGCCTATGGAAAGAAACGACCCTATGACCATGTCACGCCTGAAAGCCTACCGCAGGAACGCCTCAGCCATTGAGGACATCAAGGCGGAGCTTTCAGGCAAATATGTTGCCGACAGTATCAGCGTATGCACTCCACCGTCCTACACGCCGCACAGCACACGCATAGACGGCTTTCTGCCAAGTGGCGATACACTTTCACTGCTGTGCGAACAGGCACGGCTAGAGCGTGAGCAGAGGGCTGTGGAGGAATTTATCAAGGGGATAGAGGACTGTCAGACACGGCGAATGTTCGTGCTGAAATTCATCAAGGGTAAGACGTACTTGCAGATAGCTATGCAGGTTAGTGGTGGGAGAATGTCAGAGAGCGGAGTGCGAATGAAAATTCAAAGATATTTGCAAGAAAAGTGAAAGTTGTGCGGTTTGTGCGTTTTACCTATGTTATAATTTAAACTGAGGAAAGTGTAGATGTACCTCAGACTTGTACTTTCATTGAAGTCACCTCCAATTTTCTAAGCCCCGTAAGGGGCTTATGCAGAACGTGAGTGCATGAGCTTGCGTTCTGTTCCATACGGTCAGCTGGTTTTCCGACAAAGCCAACACATAATATTTGAACCGCCGCCAAGCTTTCGGGCTTCGGGCGGTGTATGCAGGTCGAGAGCGTGCCAGCTCAACATCTGCTCCACCATTTACAAAACTCCTTAAAATATTTTCACAAGAGGCACTCCTATGGGGTGCCTTTTGCGTTGGAAAACAAAAAAAGGCGGTGCTGAATTGAATAATAAACAACGCTATGAAAATTTACAGCACGGCTTTTATGCTGGTGCAGGTAAATATGATATACCTCAGCTGACAGGCTCAAAGATTACAGATTTTCCTGAACTTATTGGCTTTAATTATGCAAAGACGACAAAGAACAGGCAGAATAAGGGAGTACATTTCTTTCTTGATGATTATCAATTTCTCAGGCTTTGGAACAATCCGACCGCCTATCTTGATATTCTCAAAGGTTTCAGATGTGTCCTTACTCCTGATTTTTCACTATATGCTGATTTTCCGACAGCAATGCAGATATACAATCATTACCGCAAGCATTGGCTCGGTGCGTTTTGGGAAGATAACGGAATTGAAGTTATTCCAACTATATGTTGGAGCGACGAAAAGTCATTTAAATGGTGTTTTGACGGAGAACCTAAGGGTGGCACGGTGGCAGTATCATCTATAGGAACACAGAATGACAATGCTGCAAAAGCCGCATTCATATCAGGTTATGAGGTTATGTGCGAAAAACTTAGACCGGAAACTATATTGTTTTACGGCAATGTTCCAGACGAATGCAAGGGGAATATTGTACACATAAAAGCGTTTCAGGATAAATGGAAAGGAGCCAGGATAAATGGGTGGTAGAGGAAGTTCGAGCGGAATAGGTGTTGCTAGTGGTACAACGTCAGAGCAACGAACAGTTATGAAACGTTTCGAAAATGTTGCTAAAAAAAATGGATATTCAAAACCTGTTTTTAAAAAGCAGGGTGACGGTTCTATCTCGTTTGAATACTCAAGAGCAACCACTGTTCAAAAAGTTCATGGCGGCAGAATGCAATCAGCAGATAAAAATGATATTTATCAAAGAACGAAGACTCATCACGGCACGATCGGTAAAGATGGACTCGTATTGCGAGGTAAGACAACAGCAAACGACAAGCTCATAAAGCTTGGAAAGAAATAACATAGCGGCTGCATTTTGCGGTCGCTTTTGCGTTGCGTCGTAAAAAGTTCATAAATGTCGAATTTTTGATATACTGCATAAAAAATACAAATGTGTTTTATGCAGTAAATAGAAATTCGGTGCATTTCGTTGATTTTCGCTCTGATTAGTGATATTATTTAAGAAATATTATTATGAGGAGTGATTGTTATGGAAAACAAATTTGATAAAATAATGCATTATGCTAATTTCAATATTACTTTTGGTGCTGAAAATGAGCCAATGCTGTCTTATTTTGAAGATATTATCTTACCGGCGTTTAACAGCGGTTATAAACGTGTGAAGGTGATTGATGGAAAAGAGGATTTTCCCAAATTTAGTTTTAGCGATATTGAGCTTAAGTGTATAGATGGTGTTTATGTCCTGGTTGGTAATTATATAAAAGAAACAGAATATAATATATTATCACAAATAAAAGGTGGCAAACTGACAAGTGTTAATTCTCTAGTACCGGCCGCTCCGTATTCACGCTTTATTATTTTTCTTGATAATCATAAGATGATTTTGGTGCGTAATCAAATTGCAAGCCCAGACATACGTAGTTTTCAAAAGACTTTTATGGAGTGCATAAATAGTTTTATAAGAGTTAATAATAAGTCTATTCCAAAGGGTAGTTCGGCTCTGCCACATGCTAGTGTCCATATAGTGGATATGCCAAAGTCTGATGATATAGATTGTATGTTTTCAAATGTCAAAAAGATTAGAAAAGTAAATTTGTCCTTTTACCCACTTAACAATGATGAATATCATTTGCCACTTTTTGAAAATCTCACGGAAACACGTAAAAGTATTTGTAGTAATACTGGTAGTGTTAGTTTTAATTCGCCAAAATCAAAATCAGGTGTAAAAGAGCTTATGAATAATGCTAATGGCTTAGTAAAAACGTCAGTTTATGTTGAAACTTATGATGGGGGAAAAGAAAAAATAACGCCAGAAACTGTAGTTACAACTCGTAACGTAACTGTTTCTGGAGATTTGACGGATAAGTCAGATGAATATTTGTTTTCTGTAGCTAGAAATTCTAACGTTATGAGTGAGGTGAGCAGTTCAAACAAAAAAATATATGATAGAGTCAAAAAAACTTTAATGAAATTTATAAAGATAAAATAATTTTATTCGGCGGTGTCATATGAAAACCAATGATAATCATAATTTATATGATCGTTCTTTAGATGAATTTATACGTAAATTCCAACCTAAAGATATAATAAAAAATGCAATAAGGGAAATAGTGCCTAACAAAAGAAATTGGAAATCTTTTTGCATATTGGTCATAATAAGTATTATCCTTTCTTTAGCTGTGGCTTTCAATAAAAACACAATTAGCATTGTATCAAATATTGCAAATAAAATGATTGATATACAACTTGCAGTGTTTGGAAGCGTATTGGCAATTTACTCAATTATACTTGTTCTTTTAGATGATGAATTTACGAAACTGCTAGCAAAGCTGGAAGATTCGGAAAAGGAAAACAAAACAGAATTGAATAAGAGCATTCAATATATGGAATCAGTGTTGTATTTGTATTTATTTGGTCTAATGACTTCTGTTTTTATTTATTTCGTTTGTCTGTTATTTGATAATGGTTTTTTACTATTTTCAAGTGAATTTTTTAGTAGTTTTTTGTGTGCATTGTTTATAATACCATATTTGTCATATAGCATTCGTATAATTTATGAATTGAAAAGTATCGTTTTTAACACGGCTGTTTTATTAAGATATAGCATTGCAAAAAAATTACTAAAGTTTGTGGAAGAAGAGAATAGTCAGGATAAAAAATAACAAATTAAAGCCCCACTAAATCGGGGCTTTTTTTATACCCAAAAGAACAAAAAAACCGAGGTGAGGTGAATGCCGAATGAACAGAATTTAATAGTTCCAAGCTCGAGTGAAGCTCGAAAAAACGGCTCGAAAGGCGGTAAAAAATCAGGCGAAGTCCGCAGGCGTAAAAAGACTATGAAGCAGGTAATGGACTTCCTGCTTGAACAGCCTGCCAATACCAGAGCAAACTATGAGTTTCTAGTGGAGCAGGGCATTGACCTTAACAGCCTTGACCCCGACTTCATAAACAATATGCTTCTTGTGAATGCGGCTCTTATGGCAAGGGCTAAGCAAGGGGACGTTGCGGCGGTGAAAGAGCTGCGTGACATTATCCGTGATGACGATATGCTCAAACATAAGATAAAATACGATAACGCAAAGCTCAGGCTTGAAAAACAAAAGCTTGAGCCTGTTTCTATGCCTGATAAGGCGTACAGCGGTATCCCTGCGAGCCTTGTCGCTCCTACGTTCTCGCCTGTCCTGTTCGATATTGCAGAGCAGGAACATTCTGAGTATGTTTTCCCTGGCGGACGTGGCTCGACTAAATCTTCATTCTGCGGTCTGAACGTTATCGACCTGCTGATGAAGAACGAGAATATGCACGCCTGCGTCCTGCGTGCTGTGGCGAATACTCTTAAAGACAGCGTTTATTCTCAGATACTCTGGGCAATATCTGCACTTGGTCTTGATGATGAGTTTGCCTGCACAAAGTCGCCCCTTGAGATCACACGCATTTCAACAGGGCAGAAAATATACTTTCGTGGTGCCGATGACCCGCACAAGATAAAGTCTATCAAGCCGCCTTTTGGCTATATCGGCATCGTGTGGTTTGAGGAGCTTGACCAGTTCGGCGGTGAAGAAGCTGTGCGAACGATAGAACAGTCTGTTATAAGAGGCGGCGAGAGAGCATATAAGTTCAAGTCTTTCAACCCTCCGAAGTCGGCTCAGAACTGGGCGAATAAGTACATCAAAGTGCCGAGAACGGACAGACTCGTTACCGAAAGCACTTATCTTACTGTGCCGAAAAAGTGGCTTGGCAAGCCTTTTCTTGATGACGCCGAATTTCTCAAAGAAACCAATCCCACTGCCTATGAGAACGAGTATATGGGCGTTGCAAACGGCACAGGTGGTAATGTCTTCGACAACGTCCTCATAAGAGAGATAACCGACGACGAGATAGCACAGTTCGATAACATCTATAACGGCGTTGACTGGGGCTGGTATCCCGACCTTTACGCTTTTGTCAGAGTGCATTACGCTCCTGCTCAGCACACGCTGTTCATATGGCAGGAGTACACCTGCAACAAAACAAAGAATGTTGATACCGCAAAGCATTTGCTGGAGCTTGGTATCACGGCAAATGACCTTATCACCTGCGACAGTGCAGAAAACAAGTCTGTTGAGGATTACAGAGCATATGGCTTGCTTGCGAGAGGTGCAGAAAAAGGTCCTAACAGCAGGGAGTATTCATATAAGTGGCTGCAATCTCTGCGAAGTATCGTTATAGATAACAAGCGTTGTCCTGTGGCTTGCGAGGAGTTCATCAACTGCGAGTATGACAGGGATAAAGAGGGCAACGTTATAAGCGGCTATCCCGACGGCAATGACCACGTTATCGACGCCGTTCGGTATGCAATGGAAAGAGTATGGAAAAGGCGGGGTCAGTAAGCTATGGGCATTATTTCAAAAATAAGGGAGTGGATAAGCAGAATGCTTTCAAAGTCAGATATAAAGGGCGTTTACGGCATTGATATCGCCGTGACGGACAGTATGATAAGAGCTATCGACAAGTGGGACAGAATGTATGCAGGCAAGGCAGCACCCAAGGGAGTTCACTCTCTGCGGCTTGAACACGCTGTTGTGAGGGAGTTTGCAAACACGGCTATCAATGAAATGGCCTTAAAAGTTTCCAACGATAAGCTTGATGCCATAATGAAAAACGTCCTTGAAAACCTCAACAAAAATCTGCAAAGAGGTCTTGCAACAGGAGCAATGATAATAAAGCCGCTGGGTGCTGATAAGGTGCAGTATGTTCCACAGTCGCAATTTATTCCTGTGGAGTATGACGTGAACGGCAGGCTTATAAAGGTCATTTTCCCTGAGATAAAACGCATGGGCGATAATGATTACCGCATAAGGCTTGAATATCACGCTCTGGACTATGAAAAAGGACTGACTATCACAAACAGGGCTTTTCGCTCCAATGACGGCGTGTCTCTTGGTGCTGAGATACCTCTCACGGCTGTTTCAGAGTGGGCGGAGCTTATCCCTAAGATAGCCTATCCTCTTATGCTGCGACCCTCTTTTGGCTATTATGTCAATCCTATCGACAATACAGTTGACGGTTCACATTCAGGCGTATCAGTGTTCGCAGGGGCGGAAGAAGTCATAAGAAAAGCTGATATCCAATTCGGCAGGCTCGATTGGGAGTTTGAATCGGGAGAGCGTGCAATAGACGTTGACGAGGCTGTGTTAAGACCTGTGACAGACCCGTTCACAGGTAAGAAGCGTGCAGAAATGCCTAAGCTCAATGAACGGCTTTTCAGAGGGGTAAACGTGTCGGCTGGCACGAGCGGTGACTTTTATCACGAGTTCTCACCGCAGTTAAGACAGGCTGATTTTATCGCAGGACTTGAAGAATACAAGCGTGAGATAGAGTTTGCTGTGGGGCTGTCCTATGGGGATATTTCAAACCCTCAGACAGTTGATAAGACGGCAACGGAGATAAAGTCATCAAAGCAGAGAAAGTTCGATACTGTCACGGCGATACAGAATAACCTCCGTGTCTGCCTCGAAGACCTCTGCTATTCGCTGGCGTTTTATAATGGGCTTACTCAAAGCGGTTATGACCTGTCTGTGAACTTTGAGGACAGTATCCTTGCAGATGATGAAACAAAGCGTGCAAGCGATCGTCAGGATGTTTCTATGGGCATTATGCCACTGTGGGAATACCGAATGAAATGGTATGGTGAGGACGAGGAAACGGCTAAGAAAATGACCTCCGACAGCACCGCAGAGGTGATAGAATAATGCTCAAAGCAAGCGAGATAGAGCGAGTTTCAATGGCGCTTGACAAGCCACTGCGTGACCTTGAAATGCAGATAATGGAGGATATCGTCCGCAGGATAAAGATAAACGGCGAGATAACACGTTCGGCGGATTGGCAGATATACAGGCTTCACGAGCTTGGAATGAGCAAGCGTGAGATAAAGAAAGCCATAGCCGATAACCTTGACCTCTCCAAAGCTGAGATAAAAGAGCTGTACAATGATATCCTACAAAAAGGCTATGAATGGGACGATAGCATATACAAGACCAAAGGCAAGACACGGATACCCCTTGAAGAAAATGAGGGCCTGCAAAGGCTGCTGTCGGCTGTATCGGAGCAGACTTCGGGGGAGCTTAAAAACATATCTCAGTCACTCGGATTTGCAGTAAAACAGCCTGACGGCAAGCTTAAATTCACGCAGGCGGCTGACTTCTATCAGCAGAGCCTTGACAACGCCATAATGGGCATAGCGAGCGGAGCGTTCGATTATAACACGGTCATAAAGAAAGTCATTTCGGATATGACGAACTCAGGTCTTCGCACTGTGGACTATGCCACAGGCTGGAGCAACAGGGCAGACGTAGCCGCAAGGCGTTCGGTAATGACAGGGCTTTCACAGCTAACCGCAAAAATGAATGAGGACAACGCCAAAGAGCTTGGCACAGACTATTTTGAAGTCACTTGGCACAGCGGAGCAAGACCCTCTCACCAAGAATGGCAGGGCAAGGTCTACAGCAAAAAAGAGCTTGAAACTATCTGCGGTCTTGGTACTGTGACAGGTCTGTGCGGAGCGAATTGCTATCACGATTATTACCCTTTTATTCCCGGCATATCTGAGCGTTCCTATACAGATGAGGAGCTTGCACAGATGAATGCAGAGGAGAACAAGCCTGTTAAGTACGGTGATAAAGAGTACACAAAGTATGAGGCTTTACAGCGACAAAGAAAGCTTGAAACTGCAATGAGAGCTCAGCGACAGAAGATACATCTTCTTGAAGAGGCAGGTACAGACGAGGAGGATATCATCAACGCACGCTGCCGATATCGTGGCACTTCCCAAGAGTATACAAGGTTTTCAAAAGCAATGGGCCTGCCTCAGCAGAGAGAGCGTGTGAACGCCGACGGACTGGGGAATATCGGGGTGGGAAAAACCAAGATAGACTTGACGCAAAAAGATTATAGTGATATAATTGATATGAAAGGTAAGATGTCTGATATAGACGTGCGAAAGTGGTACAGACACCATAACAAAAATATCCCTCAGCTTATCGACAAAAGCAAGTCTATTGAAGAACAGGCAAGACAAGCTTGTGAACTGCGTAACAAGTATCGCTTTCAGGCAAGAGAGTTAATGGAAGATCAAAAAGCTCGTAAAACCCTTGACCAGACCGAACCTATCATTTCTTTTGAAGACTTGGTATCAAATAAAATGGTACGAAAAAACATGAGCAGAGAAGAAGCTATAGCAGACACTTTGAAGACCGCTGTAAAAACACGAAGATCAGTAGATAAAAGGTATGGATTGGATGATCAGCAATGAAAAAATATGAATACAATATTTGCACGGCTGCGGACAAAGAAATTTTTGAAAAGCAATGTGCAGCATTGGAAAAGCATATTCCAGGCATTGAACGGTCCGATATGCTGACAGATGTTGACGGCTCACAAACGCAGATATATGAATTAAACGGAAAGAAGATAATCGTACACAACAGTTATTATATTGACGCTGTGTACATTGATTCAGAAGTTGAACTTACAGAGTATTTCAAATGATAATTTTACCGCTTGACTAATGTCGGGCGGTATTTTTATACCCAAATATCGGAACTAAGCACCTTAACGGGTGCTTTTTTCATACCATTTCGTCCTTGATATGACGTTAAACTGTCAGACTTTCACACCGCAGACAGAGCGGTATATAAGCTATGTAGAAAGGACAAACATATGAAAAACATTTTTGAGATCCTTGCCGCTCTGGGTATCGTTATCCCTGAGGACAAGAAACAGGACATCACAAAACAGGTGGCAGAGAATTATAAGACTGTGGCTGAGTTTGAAAAGGTGAAAAGCCGCCTTGAGGTGGAGCGTGATAACTATAAGGACAGTCTTGATACCGCACAGAACTCTCTCAAAGAATTTGAGGGCGTGGACGTCAAGGAGCTTAACGGCAAAGTTGCACAGCTCACCGCTGACCTTGCTAAGAAAGATACCGAGTATCAGGCGAAGATATCTGATATGGAGTTTGACGCTACCCTTGATAACGCTATCTCGGCAAGCAAGGCAAGAAACGTCAAGGCTCTTAAAGCTTTGCTTGATGTGGAAACTCTCAAAGCTTCCAAAAATCAGGCTGAGGATATCAAGACGGCTATCGAGAACGTGAAGAAAGAAAACGATTATCTTTTTGAAAGTTCCGAGCCTATCAAGAACCCGGTTGCTCCCACAGGGACACCTGCCGCAGGTGAAGTGAGCAAGGAAACCTTTGCGAAAATGGGGTATATGCAGAGGCTGGAACTTAAACGAACAGACCCCGAAAAATACGAACAGTTGAAAGGATAGGATATTATGAAAATGACAAATGGCATTAGAATTTCTATGCAGTATTTCGCAGAGCAGACAAAGATCACCGACCTTATCGACCCTGAGGTAATGAGTGATATGATCGACGCAAAGATAGAGTCTAAGATAACTGTATCTCCCTTTGCGAAGATAGACAGAACACTCGTTGGCGTGCCTGGCGACACTATCACAGTGCCGCAGTACAAGTATATAGGCGACGCAGTTGATGTTGCAGAGGGCGTTGAAGCCGAAACTGTCAAGCTTGAAACAGACTCCACTCAGGCTAAGGTAAAGAAAGCCATGAAAGCGGTGGAGATAACCGACGAGGCTCTTCTCAGCGGCTATGGCAATCCTGCGGGTCAGGCGACTTCACAGCTTGCAATGTCTATCGCTTCTAAGGTGGACGCAGACAGCATGGACGCACTCATGAAAGCTCAGCTCATCTATGACGGCTCGGCTTCTGCTATCTCTTACAGCGGCATTGTTGACGCTGTTGACAAGTTCAATGAGGAGCTGAACACCGAAAAGGCTATGTTTATTAATCCTCATCAGAACTCACAGCTTAGAAAGGACCCGAACTTCATTTCAGCCGATAAGTATGACGGCAATGTGGTCATGACAGGCGAGATAGGCAAAATAGCGAACTGCCGTATCGTTCCGTCAAAGAAAGTTTCACTTAACGAGGCTATCCCAGAACAGTATGTGAGAGTTGACAGCGATGCAGAGGGTGCAAAGGAAGTTGTTGCGGACAGCACAGCTTCACCAACTGCTTCACAGATAAAGCTCGGCTCAGTAACGCCTTGTGCAGAGGGTTACGCTCCAAAGGTGGGTGACTATGTTGTAAAGAACGCCGCTGTCAAGGCTGGCACTTTCTACATATGCCCTATCATCAAGCTCAACGCTGATACTGAAACAGAGGACGAAACATCAGCTCTGACTATCTACCTCAAGCGTGACACCAACGTTGAAACAGAGAGAAGAAGCACAAAGCGCTGCACAGATATATCTGCTGACAAGCATTACACTGTGGCTATTTCAGATCAGTCAAAGGTAGTGCTTGCAAGATTCAAGAAGTAAAGAGGTGCGGCAGTATGAAAGCATATGCAAGCGAGAGCTATTATATAGGCGTTTATCTTTGCGGCAAAGAGCCTGACATATCTGCCGCTTTTGACTTCTATGCAATGCAAGCCACAAGCCTTATGAAGCAATATACCCTTAACAACGTTGACGAGAACGATATCCCCGAAGAAGTGAAAATGTGCTGCTGCGAGCTTGCGGAGAATATCTTCAAGGCAGAGCAGGAGGGCGGCACTCAGGGGGTATCTTCCGAAAGCGTTGGGGGCTGGTCAAAGTCATATGAAAGCTCAGATATCCGCAGGCAGAACGCTGACAGAGCCGTTCACGATATCGTGTACAAATGGCTCAGCGGAACAGGGCTGCTTTACAGAGGGGTGAGGTAAATGCTTGCAAACAGTGATTGCACGGTGTATCTTTTCGACAAGCAGACAGAGGGATTTGTGCGGAAGTATGCAGAGAAAGTTTACTGGTGTGAGAATAAGTCGGGAAGTATCGTGAAAAGCGGTATGCAGACCTCAGACAGCACAAGGGTGTATTTCTATGACGATAATGCACCGAAAACCCCTGCAAAGGATATGCTTGTGAAAGGAAAATGCGAGTTTGAGTTCGATAATCAAACGCCGCAGAGCATATCTGAGAGCATGAAAATGTTCCGTGCGGAGTATGACTTTGTTACGGTAATGAGCATTGATGATTATATGTTCGGTGGTCTGCCACATATGGAGGTGAGCGTGAAATGAAGATAGGTCAGCCTATGGACAGCAGGGCTATCACTTGGGATAAGTCCTTTGCAGGCAAGTATTCAGAACGCTTTGATAAGGCTCAAAAGTTCATTGACGCCGAGTGCATAAGGCATATGGTGAAGTATACACCTACCCTCAGCACTAATCTGAGAGAGTCTGCCACGAGAGGCACAAAAATAGGCAGCGGCAAGATACAGTATACTGTGCCCTATGCACGCTATCAGTATTACGGCAAGCTTATGGTATCCTCTGTCACAGGCTCGGCATACGCCCGACATGGAGAAAAGAAAGTGCTGACGGACAAAGACCTTGTTTACAGCACTTTTAAAGAGCCACTTGCCGGTAAGCTTTGGTTTGAGCGAATGAAAGCCGACAAGAAACAGCAAATACTCAGAGGAGCGGCGGCGATAATGGGAGGCAAAGCGAAATGAACATAATCGAGCTTGTGAAAGATATCTTGCAGCAATTCCCGAAAATATCGGAGGTTTGCAACGATATCCATATCGACTTTACCGACGATACGCCAACAAATTACGGCTTGTCCTCAACAGGCGACAGCCTTATAAGCTCTGATATTCTGGGTGGTCAGACAAGACAGCACAACTTCATTCTCTATGCTGTGTATCAGTCTATGAACGACTTTGACAGAATGTCAAACAGCGGCGTATTGCTTGAATTGCAGATGTGGCTTGAAAGCTATGCAGACAAGCACCGAGATACCACGTTCACTACCATAACAGAGGACGAGGAAAGGACAGGCGTTCTTGAAAAGCTCACCTGTGCAAACGGAATGATATATGCAATACCAAATGAAAACACAAACGATACTGTGCAGTATCAATTGCAGATAGCGGCACAGTATCAGATATAAAAGGAGGAAAACATATGCCTGATTATTCATACAAGAGCGGAAAGCTCAACAGAAGCCATCTTCTGCATTATCTTGACACTACATTCGCAGCGGTCGCCTCATCACCAAGCTGGTATCTTCTCGGCAAGGACGTTGAGGACGCAAGTGTGGCACTCAACCCTGACACTTCCACAAAGAAGAATATCCTTGATGAAACCACAGTTGAGGACAACGGCTATGAGCCTGAGTTCGACCTTGACACATTCTATGCAAAGCCCGGTGACGCACTTTACGAAAAGCTCAAGGATATCATGATGAATCGTCTTACCGGCGACGCCTGCAAGACAAGCGTGCTTGAAGTCATCGTTGACAAGACCACAGGCGCGTATGACGCATGGACGGAAGATGTCATAGTCAAGCCGCAGTCATATGGCGGACCACAGGGGGGCGTAAATATCCCGTTCAACTGCACCTTTGCAGGAAACAGAGTGAAAGGCTCTGTCACCTTTGCGGCAGGCGTGCCAACGTTTGCAAAGACTACGGAAGAATAAACTATATGACAAACATATGAAAGCACTTCGTTCAGAGCGGAGTGCTTTTTGTTTGCCATAATACAGAAAGGATGATAGAAATGTCAATGCAGTCAATAAATTTTAACAGCGGCAATTACAAAGAGTACGCTATAAACGGTGACGAGAACAGAGTTATAAGGATAAACGTGTCAGACGTTGGTATCATCACTAGGATACAGGACGCTATGAGCAAGGCTGACAATATCGCAGATGAAGTATCAGAGCGTGAGAAGAACGAGGACAGAACTCAGCTTCTCAAAGAGTATGACCAGCGTGCAAGAGAAATGGTCAATGACATATTTGGAAGCGATGTGTGTACGGCGGCGCTTGGAAGCGTGAACGTGTTCTCTGTGGCTTCAAACGGCAAGCCTGTGCTTGTGAACTTCCTTGAAGCGCTTCTTGTTGTGGTGGTGCAGGAGATAAAGTCAGCACAGACTGCGGCTCAGATAAAGCTCGAAGAAAAGGTGGAGAAGTACACCGCACCTGTTATCGCTCATCAACATATTGCTCAGCCTGCGGTCAATGTGGCGGAGCTTTCTGACGAGGACAAAAAGGCTCTGCTCAGGGAGCTACTGAAATGATAGGCAGTTTGCCGACAGCCCTTGAAATAGACGGCAGAGAGTATGCCATACACTCGGATTTTCGGGTCATACTGCGGATATATTCAGCCTTTGCAGACCCCGAACTTGACGAGCGTGAAAAGTGCTATGTGTGTCTTAAATGCCTTTACGCTGAGGATATCCCACGAGAGCATTTGCAGGAGACTGTCAACAAGGCTTATTGGTTTGTAGGCGGTGGAGATGTTCCGCAGGAGAGTGTTCAGCCTGCAAAAACTATCGACTGGGAGCAGGACGAGAGTATTATTTTTCCTGCGGTGAACAAGGCGGCAGGCTTTGAAACGAGGACGGTAAAATATCTTCATTGGTGGACTTTTCTCGGCTATTTCAATGAGATAGGCGAGGGGCTTTTTTCGTCTGTTATAGGCATACGGCAAAAGCTTAACAAGGACAAAAAGCTTGAAAAATACGAGCAGGAGTTTTACAGAAACCACCGCAATATGATAGACCTTAAACGAAAGCTCTCAGCAGAAGAGCAGAGGGCTGAAAACGAGGACAAAGAGTTTCTGAAACAACTGACGGGAGGTGAATGACAATGGCTGATGGGTGCTTGAATTTTGACACCAACATAAACAGTGAGGGCTTTGAAAAGGGCTTGAAAAGCCTTTCCGATATGGTGGGGGATATCAAGCCAAAACTTAAAAGCCTTGCAATGGCTCTGACAGCTGCATTCTCCGTCAAGAAGCTTGTGGACTTCGGCAGGCAATCCATAGAAACAGCCTCAGACCTTGCGGAAGTTCAGAACGTTGTTGACACGGCTTTCGGTGAATCAAAGCAGAAAATGGAGGACTTCGCTGACACGGCTGTAAAGACCTACGGCATTTCAAAGCTCACCGCAAAGCAGACAGGCTCAAACTTCATGGCAATGGCGGCAGGAATGGGGCTTGCCAATGACAGTGCAAGCGATATGGCTATGGCTCTTACAGGGCTGTCGGCGGATATGGCGTCATTTTATAATGTCGGTCAGGACGTAGCAAGCACGGCGCTGAAATCAATTTTTACAGGCGAAACTGAGACCCTCAAACAGTTCGGTATTGTTATGACGGACGCCAATTTGCAGGCGTATGCACTTTCAAAGGGTATCACGAAGTCAACTGCCGATATGTCGCAGGCTGAAAAAGTCCAGCTGAGATACAACTACGTTATGTCACAGACGGCTCTTGCTCAGGGGGACTTTGCAAAGACTTCTGACAGCTGGGCGAACCAGACAAGAATACTTTCTGAACAATGGAAAGAGTTCGGAGCAACTATCGGCACTGTGCTGATGAACGTTCTTCTGCCTGCTGTCAAGGCGATAAACAGTCTGCTTTCACAGCTCATAGCTTTGGCACAGGGGGCAGCGAGGTCACTTTCAGAGGCGTTCGGTTTTGAACTAAGCAACAGTGCAGACGAGGCTCAAAGCATAGTGAAAAGCACCTCTCAGGTAGCGGATAATTACAGCGATATAGCCGACAATGCACAACAGACTCAAGAGGCACAGGAAGGCTCTCTTGCAAGCTTTGACCAGATGAACAAGCTGAATGATGAGAGCAAGTCAGACAGCACTGGGGTCAGCGGAGCTGGGGATATAATGCAGCCTTCCGGGACTAGCGTTGAGGTGGATACGGGTAAGGCAGATAAAAAGCTGTCTGACTTTTTCAAATCAGTAAGAACTCAGTTTGAAAAGTTTGCAGACTATCTTGATAAGAATTTTAAGCCTATTTTCGCTGATATATGGGGCGGACTTGAAAGAGAGAGCATTGAACTTGCTCAGATACTCGGCGGAGTTTTCAGCGATATAAAGTCGCTTTCCGAGCCGCTCAAAGCTTATTTTATAAACGATTTTACACCGCTTATGCAGACCGCTTTCAGCACGCTTGGCAAGATAGGCATAGGACTTTTTGACAGCTTCAACAAGGTGTTTTCTGATATCTGGAATGTGGCAGTGTTTCCTATACTGCAAAACTTTCTCACTGTAGGATTACCCCTAATGGCGGATTTTGGCACACAGACATGGAACACGCTAGGCGTACTGTTTGACAACATAAAAGAGATCTTCGATACCTTGTGGAACGGCGTTGCACAGCCTGTGTTGAACGCCTTGAAAACACTGTGGTGCGATACTTGGCAGAGCATTTCTGACTTTTGGAACGAGTGGGGACAGACTATATTTGACGGCATAAACGAGGGTATAACCACCACAAAGAACGTATTCCTTACCCTGTGGGAAACAGTCTTGAAACCTGTGTTTGACAAGCTCATGGACGTGGCTGACAGCGTTTGGACGGAGCACTTGAAACCTCTGCTTGATGAGTTTCTCGACTTTGTTGGAACACTTATCACGAGCGTTCTGAGCATTTACAACAAAGCCATAGCACCTGTTGTGAATTGGCTTGTGAGCATACTCGGACCGATAGTCAGCAGTGTGCTTGGTAAGATAATAAAGATAGTGGGCAATGTCATAAGCAATATAATTGACGCCGTGAAGAACATCATTTCAGCACTTAAAGGCGTTGTGCTGTTCATAGCGGGAGTGTTCACCGGTGATTGGAAAAAAGCTTGGCAGGGTGTAAAGAAGATTTTCAAAGGCGTATGGGACGCACTTGTTGACATAGCAAAAACACCTATTAATTTGATAATCGGGCTTATAAATGGTCTGACAGGTGCAGTTGAGGACGCTTTGAATTGGATAATCGACGGCATAAACGAGCTGAGCTTCACGACTCCTGATTGGCTTCCCGGTGATCTTGGCGGTCAGACATTTGGCTTTGACCTAAGCCAAATTGATATCCCCGAAATACCCAAACTCGCTCAAGGTGCAGTGATACCGCCGAACTCCGAGTTTCTTGCAGTTCTGGGCGATCAGAAGCGTGGTACGAATATCGAGGCACCGCTTGATACTATCACACAGGCTGTTTTGCAGGCTCTTGTGTCTTACGGCGGAGCAGGTGGAAATCAGAAGATAAGCGTTACCATACCGCTTACGCTCAATGGCAGGACTATTACACAGATAGTTATTGATGATATCAACGACTATATCAAGCGCAACGGCAGGTCGCCCATAAGGGCATAGGAGGTGCAGAAAATGAAAAGCAGAGGACTTATATTCGGCAGCGAAAGGGTCGCCACACCTGCGGAAGTGAGCTTTACAAACAACAAGATATGGTCGAACAATGCAGGGCGGACGGCTAACTGCAAAATGGTGGGCGATATAAGAGCCATAAAGAAAACTGTCACGTTGAAATGGTATCATCTCACAGGCGAGGAGACGGCAAAGCTCAATGAGTATATCTCCAACGTTGACAGTCCGTTTTTCAGTATCACGCTCCTTGATGAGACATTTCAGGAAAGCACTTTTGACGTTTATGCAGGCGACCCAACTTATGAGGTTTTCGGCTGGGACGAGAACAAGCAGTTCTGCAAAGGCGTTGCGGTGGACTTGATAATGCAGTAAGGGGGCGTTTGAATGTACAAAACAGGGGAGCTTGTGGCTCAGCGTATCGAGAGCTATTGCCGTACTTGGCGCTTGTGGATAGAGAATGCAGAGGGCGTTATATCAGGTGACAGCATTATGTCAGCTGACAGCTCAATGCAGGCAACATCACTTTCAGACGACATCGAGTTGGGTGCAGTATGTTCGCAATCGTGGAACATAAATATCAATGATGTTGGTACGAAATTTCTCGGCAAAGAGTATGATACATATCTGTATCTCGTAGACTACGAAACTAGTGGCATACTTGCAGACGAAAAAATACCAATGGGACGTTTCACCTGTGTAAAATCAAAGAAATCAGGCGGCAGCGTCCAGCTGACAATGGCGGATAAGCTGTACTTTTCGGACAAGCCATATGTGCCGCATATCCCTATGCCAAACTGGAATAGATCCGTTGAAGACGACATTTGCAGACAGCTTGGTTTGCAGAATGGAAATGATTATACGGAAGTCAGGTTACTGCGTGACAAGAACGGCAGAAGGTTGATAGATAAGAACGGTAAGGTGCTGTACTCAAAATACTTTTACTTCAAGGTCAGCTCATTGCCGAAGGACGTGACCATGCGACAAATGCTGTCTTACCTTTCCTCTGCACAAGGTCAGTTTGGGTATGTTGACAGGTACGGAAAGTACGTCCGAAAGTGGTATGGCAAACCGGTGAAAACGCTTGACAACAACACAATAGACCTGCCAACACTGTCAGAAAGGCAGAACGCTATCGTGGGCATTATCTGCAAAGTCAGTGACGATGAAACGCTGTCGCTTGGTGTGACAGATACCACGCAAGGACGTGTGTTGGAGTTTGAAAATCCATACATGACCGAATCACTGCTTCAATCTCTGTGGCGCAGAATAGGAGGTTTTTCATGGTACACTACCGAATTGTACCACAGACTTGGTGACCCACGTTTCGACATAGGTGACGTGGTGACCTACACCAACGGCACAGACAATTATGATATACCGATAACAAATTTAGGATTTAACTTTGACGGAGGGCTGAGTGCTGATATTTCAGCGGTAGGCCTGAGTGTTGAAGAACAGCTTTAAGGGGGGCGAGATAATGGCTGATGATTTGACATTGACACAAGACATCACAGAAAATGACTATCCTATGCAACACGCAGGTGAGGAAATCGATGAAATACTGAGCCGAGCCGGCAAGATACACTATGGTACTGTGGAATACAAGATGACGAAAGCGAATCCACTGATGCAGATACCGCTTGGACTGACCTTTGCACCTAAACAGGTAATAGCAACGCTACGGCAGACAGACACACCAACACCATATCAGAACTACTGCACCCACGTTTATGGGTCAGGAACGTCATACTATATGAGTGTCTGCATGGGAGCTAATAACGGGCCAACATTGGAAACCGTTCCAACAGGAACATACTATGTTGACTACATTGCAATAGAGTAAAGAGGGGTGATTAAATGACGATAACATTAAATGCAGATTATGACGTAACACTGAACACTGCATTGCTGGGCTATGTCGGTGAAACTAATGCCCGTCCTGTATCGGTCGAAGGGCTGACAGTAGACGGCGCAGACCGCTATGTGTTGACTATCGACTACGGCGACGGCACTGTCTACGAGGTCGATATCACAGGCGGACAGTGGACACCAACGGCAGATATCTTGCGGTCAGCGCAGACAGTCAGCTGTCAGATATGTGCGAAAAAACTGTCAGGCGATGAGTATATTTTAGTTAAAAAATCACGCATTTTCCGTCTGAGAATAGGTGCGGCTATCGGTGATAATGCCGTGCCGTCACCTGATGTGGCGATGGACGCACTAGACCGCATAGACGCCATAGGTAAACAGGCGCACGCAGATATGCAGACAGCCGTCACCGCCGCAGAAACAGCGACAACGTCTGCTGAGGACGCAAAGAAATCTGCCACAGCCGCAGGAGTATCAGCCGACACGGCAGAACAGGCGGCAAGCCGTGCTGAAACCGCAAAGACATCTGCTGAAACGTCCGCAACGCAGACAGAAACCGCCATGCAAGGCGCAGAAACCGCACGTCAGCAGGCGGTCGCTGCACAGAATAACGCTAAAATATCCGCAGCCCAAGCGTCAGTGTCAGCACAGCAAACCGAAGCCGACAAGAACATAACGGCAGGCTATGCTAAAACCGCCAAGACCAATGCTGACAGCACTGCAGCAGACAGACAGGCGGTGCAGACGTTGGCAGAACAGGTGACATCCGACAAGGCTACAGTGGCAGAAAACGCTACTAAGGTAGCGGAGGACAGAACAGCTGCTGAAACAGCTGCACAGAAAGCACAATCCATAGCTGATAGTCTGCCAGAGGACTATGTAACAGCGGTCGGTAAGATAGCTGAGAACACGGCTGAAATAGGACGTGTGAAACTGACCGACAAGGAACTGAAAAGGCGTGTGGACGCACTGTTTGACATCGGTCAGGGTGTGACACATAAATTTGAAACTGATAGTGAAACGGCATATCAGAAGGTTGTGCCGACAGGGGCAAAACTGATGAGCGTGAAGTCAATAGGCGGTCATTCTGAGGTCATTGACGGTGAAATTGTTAGTGCTGGGGTGACAGAGGTCGTGGAGCAGGGGAAGAATTTGTGGGACGAAGTATGGGGAGTTGGTTCGATTAACGCATCTAGTGGCAATGACGAAGGTTCAAAAGAGGCTATATATTCAAAAAACTATACGCCAATTATACCAAATTCAACCTATATCTTCGTGTACGCAGGTAGTGCCAAATTTGAAAATGTGAAAACCAGATTTTATGACCATAACAAAAAGTACATTGGCTATAACGACAACAACGGGCAAACTGTCTACCCAAACAAAGCATTTATAACCCCATTAAACGCATTCTATGTACGTTTTACTATGCCACCGATGTATGGCGATGTTTACAAAAATGATATAGCGTTGATAGCTGGTAGTTCGGGAACCTACGCCCCCTTCCACCGCAACGAATACCATATCCCTGACGCCATCAAGGCACTGCCTGGCTACGGCATTGAGGGAAATGTGACAAACTACGAGACTAAGACCTATACACAGAACAACACTGTTGACGGAACGGAGGTCAAGGCGTTAGATACACCAATAATCACAGACATATCATCGTTAATACCTGATGATTTTCTGCGAAATCTAACAGTCGAAGCAGGCGGTTCGGTAACATTCAAAAACAGCAATGGCGACAATTACAGAATACCAGTTCCAAGCGAAGAAGAGTATATCGTGAAACTATCAGAAGTGGGAGGTACAACATGACGAAGTTAGAAAAATCTATGGTTGAGAGCATGGGGCTGACGGAAGATAATTTCAACAAACCAAAGGTCACCGAGATAGACAGGATAAAGGCAAATGTTGATTTTCTGGCTATGTTGAACGGTGTTGAGTTGGAGGTGAGCGGCGATGAGTAAAAACTACGCAAAGGTCAAGAGATACTATGACAGCCGTTTGTGGTCGGTTGCTATGGTGCACACCGCCGTCGGCAAGTGGATCACGGCTGAGGAGTATACAACAATCACGGGACAAACATACGAAAGGGAGAAGCAGTAATGAAAGAAAACACAACAAAAATCATCATATCAGCGATAGCCGCAGGGCTGTCAGCGTATTTCCGTGTCATGGCGATACCTATAGTCATTCTGGTGCTTGTGATGATCATTGACTACATTACAGGAATGTGGAAAGCATGGAATAGGGGCGAGCTGTCAAGCCGTGTCGGTCTTAAAGGGCTTTTCAAAAAGGTCGGCTACATATTTGTGGTGGCGGTGTCAGGCGTGCTTGATTGGCTCTTTATCTCAGGACTTTCACAGATAGGCATTGAGGTAAATGTCAGCTTTTATTTTGGCCTTATCGTGACGATATGGTTTATCATCAACGAGTGTATTTCTATCTTGGAAAATCTTGCGGTGATAGGTATACCATTGCCGTCATTCTTGGTGAAGATCGTGCACAAACTGAAAATCACAGTAGAAAACAAAGTGGATACAAACGAAAGTGAGGAATAGAAAATGACATATGATGAGTTTATCAAGAAGCACAATGGTGTAGCCGTTGACTATGACGGAGCGGCAGGCAGGCAGTGTGTAGACCTTGCAACGGCATATTTCAACGAGGTCTTCGGTTCAGGTATAAAGAATTTCTGGTATGACGCACACCATTTCTGGGATTTGTTTGACAAAAATACTTGGCTGAAAGCGAATTTCACAAAGGTAAAGAACACGCCAAGTTTTGTGCCGAAAAAGGGCGATGTAGCGATATGGTCAGGCACGTTGAATGGCGGCTGGGGTCACATAGCAATCTGCACGGGTGAGGGCAACACGAGTTATTTTTATTCGTATGACCAAAACTGGAGCGGAAAAGCCTGCACTAAGGTCAAGCATACTTATGACCACATTGCAGGCTTCCTGAGACCAAAGAACCAGAGCAAGATAAGTGTGAAAGTGCTTGACAAGACAGGCTACAAGCAGGGCAACAAAACAAACGGTGTGCTTGCGCTCAAGGAACTGCTGCTTATTGCAAAGGCGGTCAAGCTTCACAACGTAGGTATGGATAAGAACGGTACATACGGAAAAGGTACTGCAAAGGCAGTTAATACCCTGCTGAAAAAGTGGGGATATTATGAGAACGGTATCGCAGGTGTGAACTTCATTAAGAAGCTCAGCGACGAGATTACAAAGAAGATAAAGTAGGTAGAATTTCAGCCGTCTCGGACTTTTATTGGTCTGGGACGGCTGATTTTTTTTGCTTGCTGAAATCCAAGCGACCGCAAGTTTCAACACAACCCTAAACACAACCCTATCGCAAAAATTCACAGCATATCACAGAACATCACACAAAACAAAAACAGCTATCAAACCACGCATTTACGCAATTTAATAGCTGTTTTGCTGGAGCTGCTAACCGGGCTTGAACCGGTGACCTCGTCCTTACCAAGTAATCAAGGAAGCCCTATTTTCCTAGCTTTGCACTTGATTACAACACTAATACAACCCTTATTTTGTGTGATTGCTTGTGCTATTTTACCAGCTTTTTCATCTCATTAGACAGCTCTGTCCAATTCTGACCTGAGTGATTATATATGTCAGCGGTCGTTTCATACTTGGCATGACCAATGATTTTTTGAAGCTTCTCAGGTTGCATACCGCAGTCCGCTGAAAGGGTGGCGAAAGTGTGACGACAGCAGTGTGGTGTTATCTCAGTGTCATACTTTTCAGTGTTCCTGCCGCTTTTCTGTTTTGTAACAGTAGGCGGTGGAATTATGCCGCATTCAGCAAGTGCAGGATAGAAATTGCGCTTGCGAAAATTATTTGTGTCGCCGTTAAGTAAGAACTGCGTCTGACTTTCGTTGTACCAGCTTTCGACAAAGCTTTTTATTTCAGGTATCTGCGGCGGCAGAGGAACTATTCTGTCCTTTCCAGCTTCAGTCTTGATACCGCCGATTATGTAACCCTCGTCAAGATGTACGTTCTCTTTCTGTATACTGAAAACCTCACCAATGCGAAATCCTGTATAAATCATGAACAGTATGACCTGAACGGATCTGTCAGAGGAATGCGCCCATAGTTTATCACGTTCTTCACTCGTGAAGATACGGCGTTCTTTCTTGACTTCTTTTGGCAGGACGATAAAGCTTGCATAGTTCTTGTCGATAATATCATTCTGTTCTGCGTACTTGCAGAGCTGAGAACATAGCTGCTTGATTTTCGCACACTGTGAGCGGCTGAAAACTTTTGCACAGTCATCTATACAGCGCTGGTAATCTGCTGTTTTAAGGTCTGCTATCTTTCTGCCTGCGATACTGTCAAGATATCTCCAAGCCGTCTTGTAGCCCTGCTCGCCGCTTTTGGTGAGGTTTTCAAAGTGCTTTTCACTCCATTTTTGGTAAACCTGAGCAACTGTCAGAGTACCATATGGAATTTGTGTGCTGTTGAAATATTTGTCGATAGCACCCTGAGCCTGTGTTCGTGTTTCATACGAGCCAAGATATCTTCCTCCTGCACCCGATATGGTTTTAGGGGCATAAGCAAGATAGTGGCGCAGTCCGTTTCTTTGGTCATATCTTATCGTGCCTGTTCCTCTTGCTCTGCGACGTGTTTTTCTTTTGGTAGTTTCCTGCTTCTTGCCGCAGTAGTTGCAATAAATAGAGCCGTCAGGAATTTCCTTACGGCATTTTTTACATAGCATATTTGCCTCCTATTCTTGACACTTCCTTGAAAGTGTGCTACAATAAAAGGGCAAAATTCGCCCTTTCGTGGTTGAAGTGGGTGTGAATTTGAATCGAGCTGATATTGGTAGTATCCGCTCTGCTCGCCTCTGAGTGTTGGTAGCACTTGGGGGCGTTTTTTTTGTTATGATTTTATTCTGTATTTTCTTGGTGTACGAACAATGATAGTTATCATATCATTCTCGTTTTGCACTATATCAATTACTTTCGCTTTGGTTATTTTGGAAATTGCTTTCTTCTTTGCCTTTACATTCTCGATATCATCTGCAAATTTTAATTTAAGGGTAAATGACAGTGTTTTGGTATCTGTATTTATATCTTCTATCCTTGAATAAATTCCACACTTTTCGAGATAAGCAACTAGCATTGTAGATGAGTTGGTCAAATAAGATCTGAATAAATTAAGCTTATCATCAAATGACTTTTCTGTTTTATCAACCATATGTGAAAGCGTATCTCTGTCCAACAGCTCTATATCATTCACCTGTGCAAGCTGTTTGGCAGGCTCGGTAAAATACTGATTTGTCATAACGGCACCTTTGTCACATTGGTAGTATGCAAGTCCGCCGACAACTTCTTGTATAGGGGTGTTGTCAAGTTTGTGATTGTATCGCTTGCATTGTATCGCATATCTGACCTTGTCTTTTTCTGCAATGACATCAACGCCAAAGTCACCGGAGCCTCTTGTCACCTTAACGTGTTTGTAGCCGTTGGCTTTCAGAATATCAGCACAGGCATATTCAAATTGGTGTCCGTCCATTTTATCAAGTTGTTTCAAAGTATACTTTCTGTGAAGCTTGCGGTAAATGGTGCAGACCATGCTTATGAATATGATAACGCCGATCACGATAGCAACTACCATAAGGTTATGCTTGGCTCGCTCGGATATGTGAGTTCTAATAAGGTCTATGACAAGAGCGATTATGCAGACAAATATCAGATAGCCGAATATAGTGGCAATGCAGCCCGGCTCTGATTTGCGTTTCTTTTTACCCATATACGTTTCTCCTAATTGATATTTGAAGTATCAGCAGGAAGGTATCCTCTTGGACTTAATCTGGAAGTTTTGCTATACCAATAACTCTGCCAATACAAACTATTTCGCCGTTTTCAGGAAGAATGTCTGGATAATCTGGATTATGTGAAATAAGGCGATTACTACCTTTTTCTTTTATGTAACCCGCACCATTCTGACGGAACAATCCAATTTCACCAACAGGAACATCAGAATCGGTGGCTATATATACAATACTGCCGTCACTAATCGTAGGCTCCATGCTGTGTCCATCAACTTCAACTGCAAAATCCGCTTCATGGGCTTCTGGGGTATCTATTACTTCAATTTCTCTCCATACATCTGAATTGCTCAAATCATATCCACAGCCTGCCGAAGCTTTATTCACGTTAAAGCGCTTGAATGTGATTGTTTTAGACTTGTTTCTATTTGTTTCTGTGCAACGTTTATACTCTATATCTAGTATACTTTCCACAGCCTTTTTACCATGTTCGTCAAGAGCATGGTATTTTTTTGTGATTTCTTTTATTATAATGTACCCTAGAAACTGAACACAAAATTGCCAAAACATCGTGACAGTGGTATAATAAAAGAAAGAAACAGGAGGACACGATAATGGCGAAGAGGAACACATACACACCGGAGTACAAGGCAAAAATCGTAATAGAAATACTGGAGGGAGAGCAGACGATCAGCGAGATAGCAAGTCGTGAAGGAATCAACGTCAATCAGCTGAAAAATTGGAAAAAGGAATTTCTTGAGAATGCATCCCGTGCCTTTAATGGTTCAAAATCAGAAAAGGAAGCAAAAAGAGCAGCTGAGAACTCAAAAAAGCGGGAAGAAAAGCTTATGCAGAAAATCGGTCACCTGACAGTTCAGGTGGACTGGCTCAAAAAAAAAT